CCGACACGCTCAGTTATACGCTAGTGATTCGCATCATGTACTACCCACGTCTCGCCGAGTTGTCAACTAACTTGAAAGACACTGTACTTGCTCCCTATCACGATTCTATGACCAACCATGTCGCTACACATCACGCTAACGCCATACAAGTTCCTTATTATCTCAACGATGCACAACTCAAATTATTACGTGCTTCTTTTCCTAATCGTATCGTTGAAATGGCTCACAACAATATACGTGATTGTTCTCATCCAATTGCTGCGTCTATTTTATGGATAGACTACGCTAACGGTATTGAAGAAGCTAATCGTTATCCTCGCTGGATCGACATAGGTGGCAATATTACTCGCACCCTTGGCAACAAGGGCGGTTCACATTGTTGCTTACTCGCTCATTCCGCTCGTGATTGCGCCCGTTATGCTTCCCAACTTGCACCACGCAATGATAATCTGTCTACGGACATTAAACAACGTGTTTTCTCCCAGATGGCTGCCGACGTTGTCAGCCGCCGTTTTCAACCATCATTTTGCACACTTGGCTCACAATGCTGTAAATACAAAGCCAAGTTTGCTCTTGCTGTACATTCTATCTACGACATGACACCTAGTGATGTTTATGACACTTTTGTCATGCATTCTCTCGATGTCCTTGTTGCATTTGTTTTTATACCTCTTGAATTATTTTATGGCGAAGACGCCACGACCGCCCGTGCGCATACGGGCACTTATGCTTTTTATAACTATCGCACTGTCGGCGATAATTCTCATATGTCTTTTTGCGACACTAATTTTTCTTACATTCACAACACCGAAAATTGGAAAACATGGGCCACTATCACCCTTATCACTGGCAAAGAGTTTTCAATCGTCGTTGAACCTGAACGTACCGCTGGTATGTCAGTAAAGCTTCGGTTCACAAAGGTTCCGACAACTGTTGACGCTCCGGAACGTTGCAATCCCGCCTCTTACATGTCAATCTTCGTCAAGATACCTGACATCTATGACTATTGGCTCCACGATGATTATGCTAAACAAAGCGCCTTGAAGCATTTTATCGTGCCACGTGACATATATGACCGAGTTGTCACTCAATGCCTCAAATGCGAACGACTTGACAACAATGTTGTCCTACAGTATGCCAATGGTATATCGAGCCGTCTCGACATACAGGACACCGTCATTAATACTGCATGGCGCATCGATGGCCACCTTGCTAATCGCATTTTCTATTCAATCATACTCATGTGTGCCGCTTATCGCCGTGAAAACACTAAGTTGATCGACAATATTTATGATTTTATTCGCGATAACGAACCATACCCCGGTATGTTGGGTAAACTCAAATCTCGTATCAATCACCTCAAAAGTACGATCAAGATTTTTCTTCGCGGAACATCCCATCACGATACTCACGCTCTATATGACTTCGACGCTATACCTTTCAATGATTTGTATCACACGTCTGTTGTTTACACCAAGAGCAAGAGAATCAATGTCGATAACCTAGTCGATCTCGTAAATTCGATCCGTAATCATTACAATTACATTCCTGACACGGACGAACCTACTCTCATCACAGCTTGCAACTATATTGTTACCACTCCAGATGACGAATTTCTTGCTATTGAAGAACCATCGACAGGTGTCACCACCGAATCGACCATGCTTTCCATCGAACATCATCCACATTCACAATCTTATCCCTCTGATAACAATAACACCGCCGTCACGTTACCAGCCATATGTCATTACAACAACATTGTGACGTGCGTCGAAATACCTGATGTCGAACCACCACTTTCTCCTGCACCAACCAC